GCTGCGTTACCGGAGAACCGGCCATTTCTCACAGTCTTCCATTTGATTCACCTGGCTGGAAAGTTAGGAGTATCGCTATGCCAATAACGAAGTTGTTCCAAGTCCTCGTCAAGACTATCACGCAAGCACAATGTAGGTATATTTTAAACCCCCCTACATTGCCTCTGGCATTACCGCTTTTAACGGTACCGTTTCGTTTACACGGTATAATTTATGGCAGAAATTATCACTGTTGTTTTACAACTATCCTATTTAAAGTTGGCCTTCTTAGTTGATTTCATAAAATCTACTTGCATACTTACAACCATATCATACAAGTAGCTCAGCTCTCAATGATTTCTATTGAAATAATCTTCTAGTAATTTCTAAACGTCCGCAGCTGAGGTCAATTTATTTTGATAGATCCTTGATGCTAATTTATAAGAATCTTCATATGTCATGGTCATCAAAGCTGGAAATTATTTGATTGCGTTAGCTATGAATTCATTAGTGTATGAACCCATGGCTGATTCTTATCTATCACTCATCAATTAGGTTTTCAATTGAGGTTAATACTCGTAAACATAACTTATTTCTAACGTACCAATCGTGTCACTGGATTGGGCTCCTGTAATTGCAACAACATATAAATCTTCAAGCTTACTTCTTTCCTCTTACGATTTGGGAAAAAGGTCTGGATTTGGTATGTGGTTGAATCTATAAGCTACTTTCAAGTTTCCATTCTATTTGTAGGGACTATTATCAATAGCATTAATACCTACTGCATAACCTTTTGCAACGGATGATGCAGTTGATTAACCGTTATTGACAGCTTCAATGCCTGATAATGGGAAATATCCAAAATGCATGGCTCCTGATGATTGCAAATCGGAAGATTAGTTTTTATATGTAACCGAGAAACCAATAACTTTAAATTTCAATATCTAATTTTTAACTGGGAATAATGGTCCGGCTTCAAACAATTCGTTTTTAGAGGCGACTATATTAGTCGAATCAACTGAGACAGCTTCAAATTTACCTGTCACCATATCTGAAGTCGATTAAACCCTACCAGTTACATCTAATATAAAAAACTTGTCATGGCTTTGTTGTGTGGATGGTGTAGCTACAGAAGTTGAAGCAATTTCACCTGACTCATATGTGGGTCCGTCAGGGTTAATATATATTAAAGCATCTCCATTAGCATTTGTGTCAACTGGATAGTGATAAGTACTGTGCACTATTGCAGTCTACATTGGAAAGCTTATTGGTTCTCTAAATTAAAATCGTTCAGGACAAATATAGCAAGCTAAATATTAAAAATCAACAGAATCATATCTGTTAGATCCTACAATATTTCTTGGTACACTTGAATTAAACTAGTTGGTTCCTTCATGAACATATCGCTTGTCCATTTCATTAAATGCTGATGAAGAATCACCGATCCACAAACCAGAATCGGCGCCTGTGTCAACATATTTGGGTAACTCTCTAGCTACTGTTTGAAGAAGTCCGTAAATCTGTGGAGATGCTATTTTCACTGCTTCTCCAATATCCTTCATAGGTAAATGGTTGCCAAAATATCTGAAAGCTTCTTGACCTAATTTTTGAGCAATGGATCTCCAATCATTTAACAATAATAACGCTCTAAACATTGACATGTTTTCACGCTTGAATCCAGATACATCAACCCCTTCATTCCTCAATATCGCTAATAACTCAAAGAGTCTCTCCTAAGAGCCGTCTCCTGCATTTGCTGGTAACAGCCCTTCTTTTACTTTCATTTGAATGACTTCATTGGGAATTGTCAAAGCATAATCTTGTTTTAATCTTTGCATATGCTACCAATTTCCAACTTCTATTCCAGCTCTTTAAGCTTAAGACAATGACATTCCTCTCATAGGTTACATCAGTTCTTTGACTTCGTTTAAGGCATCCATAACTTCTTCGTCCTTCCTGTTATATGCTGCTATTAAAGATCTGATGTCAGTGTTAATCTTGTTATCTTCTAAAGCCGTTTTCAATCCTATAATTGATGTGTTGAAATCATCTAATTAACTCTCAAAGTTTGAGTTTAACTGATTGATCTCTTTCTATGTTACCGGTCTGTTATCCGATAAATGTCGACTCTAATTTTCACGGATTTTTGACAAATCTTAAATGGGATCTTAAACACGCATCCCTCTAGTTTTCTTTTTCTATTGATTTTCCATTTTATTCTGGTTGCTTTTGTTTTGTTGTTATATATTTTATTAATTACCACTAGTTATTATAACAACTAATTCTATTCTGATATCTCTTATATATATAATTATTGTAACATATAAAATACCATGCCATCTCTTGGGTGCTACTATACCAAGAACATGGTCGGAAGTTCAGTAGTTGTTCAATACTTATGAAAAATCATATCCTCTGGAATCTTTTAAAAACTATTTCCAATTGAAAGCCTAGTGGTGTCCTGATGGTAACTTCCAAAAGTGATGGGACATATTAATCTAATAGCCAATATGATCTCTTTCATTCGAATTTCTTTCATGATCATACTTCATCTCACGCAAGCTCTCAAATTACTCCCATCCCTTTGAATGAGGTAATTATTTTTCTCTCTCTTTTATATATTAACCAATGAAAAAGTGATTTTAGTGTCCAACTTTCAATCCTTCAGTTATTCCTCTGTTGAAAATTGGTTGTGTTAATTTCTCGTTTATCTTATTCAACGTAAGATTACCTCCTAATAATGATCGGGTGATTTGTCTAGTCGCGTATGATGAATCCGGACCGATAAAAATGTCTTTTGACAAAAAGGATATATACTCAGAATGTAAGCCTACTGCTTTAATTATCATTCCTAAACCTTTCTCACCGTCAAAATCTGTCGTTGATGTGGTTTCAAAAACTTCCACAAAATACTCACGCAAATTAGATTCTGGAGCTATCATTCCGTTATCATCACCTAAATTACACTGCTTTACTTTGAATTTAGGTTTACACAATCTTCTTCTGGCTCGTTAACATAAATATTTGTGACGTATCCTCTCACGACTAGAGTTTCCTGCAGTCGTTAATATTGGGCTACCAGAAGGTACGGTACCTTTTAAAATAAATTTGCACATAACACATCTATGAGATCTTCTTCCTCGTTTCTTGTAATACATCTACACTGGGTGTCGTGTTCTTTTAACTAATTTTAAAAATTTTTGTTTGACAACTCCGTCCCAATCCATTTGAAGGACTAATTCTTCTGCTATGTGTGTGAACAACGGAACATCAATTGATTTTAAAAACTCTTCGTCTTGTGAAGCATCATGTTCGCTATTATCAGTGTTAGCATAGCAATTTTCTTTTTTATAATTTTTATCAAACCAGGCAGCTAGATCCCCTAAATTATATCCACTTAAAAATCCGGGAAGTTGTGACTTCAAGAACCTTAGAATGTAATCATTTAAAACACACATCACTACTAAAAATTCTGGTGGGGGGTTGAGAATAGCACGCCCTCTGACATTGTTCTTGTCAAATTATGCTTCTCCTCCTTTCAAAACAAACTCAAAAGTCGAAGGTATCTTCTATGTCCTTTTTATGTTCTCCCATGCTAAGGTATACCTTCTTTTCCTTAAACCGTCATTAATACCATTGATGTACTCGTAAACGTTTTTTGGTCTGTTTGTTATTTTCCACACGTCGAATTTACCCTTCAACTTCTAAACTTCTTTTCTGGCAAATTTTGTATACTCTTATAATTCATTATCATCAGGTCTCAACTAAATTCCTGCAGTCCTTGAAATCAACGTTACAAACTATACGTAGTCGGTCTGCTTTACAAACCGCAGATCTGTCTGGCTTAAATCAAATCCAGGGTTTTATACCTTCAACTTTGTGTCAAATTCTGTTTGTAGTTAATTAATAAACGACTGCATATGGATCCTTTTCTGGGTCTCACGATCAAAAACTTTTAAGTGAAGTAACCTTTTGTTTGGTTTTTCTCGTTGTTTACCCTTGGTGTAATCAGAAAATACTAATCGTGTGTCTAAGATGTTCATTTTCTTTAGAGTAGCGTTTCGTTATTCATTTAACCAATTTTTCTCTGCGTTGGTGATCCCGCAAACTCGCTTGTTGTGCCAGTGTTGTTTGAATCTATTGCCAACTATTGGGATGTGATAACCTAATATGGTTCTACGCCATCCTCTCTACAAAACTTGTAATTTTTGTTTGTTTTCACCATTCAAAGTAATATTTTTGAAAGTCTTGTATTTATTGAAAGTACTTTAGTCTTCCTCTGGGTCTTGTTTCCAGTATTATATCGCTTTATACATAGCATAACCCATTGATGTGAATAAAAACCATTTGCTATGTATCTATTTCTGGAACGTTCGTCCGCCTATTTTACTTATTACACTTCCAATAAAAGGCATTTTTTGTGTTATCGCTATTATTGGGAACACTAAATAACACATTGCAGTTCTTATACTAAAAATTATGGTTGATTCAGTTGTTACTAACTCAAGCTTGTCTTAACTAATTTCATTTATATTTAAATCTTTCAAGCTTTTTCCATAATCTTGTCTAACTTTCGAATCCAAATCACGATGAGGTCCAATTATCATATTTTATCTCTATGCAAGATAAATACTTTTCCAGTTATCCGTTATAAAATTGAATGTAGCGTTATGACCAAACTCTTGGTCCATGGATTAATTTGAAGTTTTACATGATTTTTGAACGTATTAATATGCAGCAGCAACAACTGCACTGTTATGTTCATCATCTTCTTTATATGCTGTCTCCATAAATTAAACAGCATTTAAAAAATATTATTCTATGCATTTCACCATTTTGGTTTTTATAATATCTCGTTGTCCAATCTCTTTGCTTGCTAGTTGAACTATAAAACCAACGAATGAAACTTCGTCTCCTAATCGCACTGAGTTTTAGATGTTAAAATAACATCCGTTTTCAGTCCAGTCTTATGGCGTGCTCCCAGAAGTCTGGTTTATTTCATGAATGTATGCACTTGTGTTTCCCTTCATGTGTTAAATAACGTTGTACACACCTCTATCATTGGACACTGTATATTAACTTTGAGCTGAATTAACATACATGTGACCATTAAGAGTCTAGTTTAAAGGAGGTTTGTCATAAACATTACATGATCCAAATACTTGAGCTTTAATGTTTGAACTTGCACATATTTAAAGCACAGATTGGATGAATTAGTTCGATTTCTCATAGTATGTGACATCTGTAGATATCACAACAACACTGCTAGACTTCAGTAGCTTGGTCTAAAACTTTTTTGCAGTGTGTTTGTCGGCTTCCTCCATATATAACTCAACTTATCTAGATTTTTAACCATCACTCAATACCAAGTTGATCGTGTTTTTGTTGTATATTTCAGAGCCCGATATTCCAGCGCATTATAAATAAGACCTATCAAACTCAGAATTACAGGGTCTTATAGCTATCATCTCACCTTTAAAGTCATGAGGCAAACAATTCACAGTCTTCTACATTTTACTGCCTAAATCAATTATCAAACTGTTCTTATGAATCTTGGCTATTCTGGTCATAGTGTATAAATCAACAACTGTCCTCTCAAATGGATGATCGTAAACATGTAAAGGCAGTGGTGATGTTTCAATTTCTATCACCACTTCAATTGAATTTTGTAACTGTAAAAGGTCGAACTTTGTGACAGAACGAGTCAACAATTGTCTTACGTGATCTTAAGACTTCAATGGTACAGATAACATCCTGTAAACATACTCTTGAATATAAACCCACTCTTCATCAGATATTTAATGTCGAAATCTGAAAGTTTTCCCACTAGTTAAATTAGATTCAACTGATGTCAAATATAATGCATACATCGCGTTTTTAGCTTCTTTTAAACATCGAACGCCACCATCATTACAGTATGTCAAAACTTCGTGGTACAAATCTTTCATTTAGTAAGAAGCTTATTCAAAACCACCATAATAACTTTTCCATTAGTTAACAATTTTTGAATTCTAATTCCAACTGTTTGCGGTATATGCTTTCTACTAGCCGTTTGTAGGTTATATTTTAGGTTCCTCAGGTACCCTATAAACGAATGGTGTTTGTTAAGTTATGATTGGGGTTCCTTGTTCTTCTACCTCTTCTAAATCAAATTTTAATGGGTCAAACCTATTGTTTTAAGGCAACTTGACTGGGGTAGATGGTTAACTTTCAGGAAACATGTCATTTTTTATTTTCTTAGAGCCTACCGTCTAAAACCCATCAGAAGAATTCAAATCTATTCGTAGTTATTGTTGTTTGTTGAACATAGGATCACTATTAGAATGTTGATTTTTCATAGCTTACTTCGAGTTTGTTTTATCTGCTTGGTTCTTTTTTCTTTATAGAATAGCAAATAATTTTGGATTTTCTCTTATCTTGTTGAGCTCATTGTCAAAGTTATATTTGCTCTTTATTCCACAATCGTACAAATATTCTACTTCAACTTGTTATAACAAATTGTTTCCACGTGCCTCATACTATTTAACAAGAGCTTATACACTAATGGACATTATGATCGCTAATTACATAAAAAACCATCTTACGTCTTCTTGGTTGGTACCCGCATCAGCATACTTGTTAGTCAACCTCTTGTAATTTTCTTCGGTATATGGATACTGACTTCGAAAAACATCTTCGTTGTCAGCGTTGTTGTTAATGATTCCTTCCACGCCGAGTTTAGGTTCAAACATTATTGATTCTTTTATTTCGAACTTATTGTGGTAGGTTATACGGCTTCCTTGTGGCATCTCTTTAGTGTAATTAATCTTATAACATGTTGGAGACTTGGTTGTTACCCTGTATGATTAATTACAACGATCAATAGATTGTGTAGATCTATACAAGAAATACCTGTCGTTATTTGAGCTGGTTTAAAAGAATATAGCTCGTTTGTTTTTGTCTATTACACAACTTAGCAATTCTGTAGGAGTCCAACTCTCTTTCTTATCTGCCTTTAAATTAGCATTGTTGAAATAAAAAGTATAAACACAATGACTAGTTTTTGAAAAATCATGTAGATTTACAACTATTGCACTTCCATTACAGCTTGCTTCATGTTCACATGTAACGTTAGAATCCTCAATATGCAATAACTATACATCATAACTAACACAAATGCTCTTTAGTAATTGTCCGGATGGTGGGTTGTAAGTAATTTTACCATTCTCTACGACAAACATTTTATTCCAATCAATTATAAGAGCTTCGTCTTTCTATGTTTTAAGTTCATCAAGTTCTTATAATGAATTTTTCAATTCAATGATGAAATCATTTGATAATTATTTTTCATATGTTTGACTAGTAAATTATAGTATTTCATACAAACTATATTTGCAGCTGACGTACATCAGTAAAGGTATGGCGCATGTGTTAGTTGCTGGGTCCGTTTAGAAACTGGCCACCGATCCTGATTTGTTTATGTTTTAAACTCCAATCTACTTTGCTGTTAAATGTTAACACATTGGAGATCCTTCAACAGGTTTCTCCTTCCAATCCTATTTTTGAGATTCTTTCTGTTCCTTAGATTTGAACATTAACAACATTAACATTTTTGTTAATGTTGATGTTTAGTTCTTCTTCTAATCTCTGTGTTTTTAAAGCTTCTCCTAAGCTTTTAAGAAATCCATTTACAATTCTTTTTCTTGATCCTCATAACGTTGTTGCTCTTCTATGAGTTTGTTTGCCAACTTTGCAGTATCTTCCTCTGATTCTGTCCAATTCATAGCGTTTCGTAAAACATTATTAGATTCCCTAAGTTCCCTGAAAAGAGATGTATCTAACGTTGCTTCGAATCCTTTTCGGAACGTATATTTTTTGAAGTCAAAGTCAACGGGGAATCTTCGGCCTCTAATCAATTTGTACGCATGACACGTATATGGATCTTTAACTTGTATCATGTATTGAGTGGGATCATATAAATTGACGTTGGCCAATTCGTGGTCTACTACCACTTCTGTTTCAGAATACAAGCCTAACCTAAACAATTCAT